CCATCAGTTCTTCTATCCATAGCAAACATTACAGAATTAAATACATTGCTTGTAGTTCCTGCAAATAAACTTAATTGAGCACCTGCATAATTATTAGTACCAGTACCTTTCATTTGAAAAGTTGCATTACCAGCTTTTGTTATGTCTAAGTTTTTTTGTGGTGAATTAGTTCCTATACCGACTCTATCTGCACTACCATCTACAAAAAATAAGTTGGGGTCAGTATCTCCTTCTACTCTAAAGTCTAAACTTGCACCTGCATCATTAAAGATTGCACCTGTGCTATTAAATCTTAAATTGTTATTGTTACCAACTTTAAACATTACATTGTTAGCACTTTCTTCAAAAATAAAACTATCTCCACCACCATCTAAGTAAAGTTTTTTGCCAGCTAGTAGTTGAACATCTTCATTTAGCTTTACATAATTACCAGTATTAGATAATTCTATTTGATATGCCAATGTACCACCTGCATCTTTACTACCAAATCTTAAACCACCAGAATTAGTGTTGTTTAATATAGAACTCCAATCTCCAGTATTAGGTATATCTAAAACAGGACCATCTAATTTCATTCTGATAGCTCCATCTGTGTAAAAATAGTGAGCTAAAACATTTGAGCTGATACCATAAATAACACTACCACCTGCATAACTATCTATCGGTCCTATATAAGTAGTATTGCCATTATTTAAGCCAAGAATTCTTGTATTTGTGCCATTTGTATCTTTTGCATATATAAATTTATGATTTGCATTTAATAAAAGATGATGATTCCAATACAAATTACCATTCGTGTTAATAAATCCTGCATCAGCACCTAATTGGCTTGAATAAAAGCTAAATTGCTCAGCACTATTAATTCCCACTGAATAAGACGCAGTTCCATTTTGATATATAATATTACATTGAGCACCTGTGTTATTTGACTGCAATCTCATTTGAGTATGGCTTGTGCTATATAAATGCAATAAAGTATTTGGTGCATCTGTTCCTATGCCTAAGCCAGTAGAAGTATATACTAAATCTGACTCTCCATTAATAGTAGTACCACCACCTGAAGTCAATACTCTATTATCTCCAGTATTAGTGTATGAAGTCACAGCACCTGATAGAGTATCAAATATATCTTGTGCAGAAAATCTTTTAGGAATATCACTATCACTTGCATCAAACAATATTAATTGGTCGCTTGTAGTAAGTGCAACAGAGCCTAATTGAGATGCACTTAATTCTATTGTTCTATCTGCACTTAAATCTCCACCACCTGCAATACCTCTTTGAGATACTGGTGTTATACTTCTTGAACTTGTTACATAATCAACATCTGTATCTAACTTTAAACTACCACCTGCATATAATCTGATTCTATCATTAGTAAGAAATATATAAGTATCACTATCTCCAACATGTTCAATAGTGCCTGGAACTTTCAAATCTCCAGTACCGCTTATTGTTACATCTCCATAAAAAAACGCATTACTATTTGAATTAACTTGAAATGCTAAATCTGCTGTATCTACATCATAACTACCATTCCAAACTTTAAAATTACCAGTACCATTATTATTACCATCAGTCATTATATTAATATGATTAATAGATTGTAATGACACTTGATTATTTGCTGATGTTTGGTCGTCATTAAATAATAAAGTATTAGTATTATTTGAATAACCTACAAGCGTATCTACGGAAACTTTACCGCTCGCACTTGGTATTTGTAGAGTTAAACTGCCAAAAGTTAAATTTTGTTCTACATCTGCTATTGTAGCAGTATTGTAAGTTAGTAATCCGTTTGCTGTAGAGCCATTAGGTGATAGCTTATCAGATAATACTAATGTACCATCTGAATCTTGATATGTTACTACTTTACCATCATTACCAGGTGTACTTGTAGGAAAGTCTGCTATATTTTGTAATAAATCATCTTGTGCTTGAACATTAGTACCAACTACAAGACCTAAGTCAGTTCTTACACCAGCTGCACTTCTACCTTCAATAGTATTACTATCTGTAAATCGTGCATATTCACTAGCTGCTGGAGTACCGCTTGTATCTACTGTGCCAGCAATGCTAAAACCTGTTGCATCAAAAGCAGTAAGCTTTATTTCACTAGCTGCTTTACGTGATTCTGTGGTTCCGTTCTGTAAGATAAATTCAGTAGTACCAGATATATCAGAAGTCATATCTGTTAATTCACTAAAATCTAAATCTAAAGTAGCAGTAGTTGTTCCTCCGCCAGTTAGTCCACTACCTGCTACTACATTAGTTACTGTACCTGAACCTTCAGAATTAACCTTAATCATATTAGTACCAACTTTTACATATAAGTCGTTACCAGTATAGTCATAAGCTAATTCGTATTCAGCAAAATCACTTGCAGTAGGTACACCACTCCCTCTTCTTATTTTAATAGTATTAGACATCTATTATGCTCCAGTAAAGTCGCCACCGTCAATTTCAGTTTCATATAAACCGCCAGTAATTTTAGTCTTGTGACTAAATAACCAGTAGTCTGCATCTGTACTTGCAGCAGTATTCCATGTTAATTTTGGTGCAGAAGCGTTTGTACCAATAGTAATACCAGAACCTGTATAAGTACTTGTTGTTAATGGGTCTCCACTTAAATTGTTTGATAGTACAATATTTTTGTCATTTATGGTTACTTCAGTACTATTTACAGAAGTTACTGTACCATCTACTGTTAAATTTCCATCAACAGTAAAGTTTCCTGTTACACTACAATTACCAGGTAATGCTATATTGTCTACAATTTTATCTGCAGTAACTGCATTGGCTGCTATTTTATCTGTTACAACTGAATTAGCTGCAAGATTAGTAGCTACTACACCGCCTGTAGCTATTGTTACATAACCAGTGCTAACACTAAAATTAGTACTATTAAAAGATGCTTTACCTCTAGCAGAGCCACTTCCACCTGAACCTGCATCAGGAATTAAATCTCTAATATAAAGTATTCTATCGCTACCATCTGAAGTATCTGCAGCTGTAAAATACATTTTACTATCGTTATTACTCCATGCCCATTCACCGTATTGTACCTCATCTGCCTGAGGTACGCCTGATGCGTTATAGGCAGTTCTTTTCATTTTAATTACATTACTTGCCATTTTTATCTCCTATTTTATGAACCAGTGAATGGTCCCCCGTCTATTTCGTTTGTATTGTTCCACTCTGAAGAACTTGAATTGTATTGCAAAACATCTCCATTTCCTAACGAAGACAACGTTACATCAGTCATTTCTCCTAAAGTATTTACTGTTGATACTTGTCCATCAACATAATTTTTTGTAGCAATTACACTTGTATCTACAGCAACATCATTTGCATTCACTGTAATACCAGTACCAGCTCCTACAGCAAATTCTCTACTAGTAGTAATATCTCCACCACCAGTTAATCCTGCTCCCGCTGTTAAAGTAACAAAACTATGTGCTACGTGTTTATCACTAGAATAATTATTCAAACTATCGTGGTCTATTTCACTATCTACTGTATTCACAGTAATAGTATTGCCACTTCCAGCTGTTGCAACCCCTGTTCCTCCAGACACTGTTAATGATTCACTATCTAAATCTATTGATAATGCTCCACCCGTATCTGCTTGAAAGTCTAAATCTTGTGCAGTTACTTGACTATCAACATAAGTCTTAACTGCTTTTGCAGAAGGTATAGTAGTATCTGTACCTGCTACACTTGTAATATCAGTATCTAAAACTCCAGATTTTAAATTATCTACTTCTAAGTTAGAAATAGTATTACTATCAGCATCTATTGTTTTATTAACTAATGTTTGCTCTGTGTCACTAGAAAAATTTTCTGCAGATGTAATTACTACATCAGAAGAACCGTTGTCTACTTTAAACTTATTATCATCATAAAAGACTATTTTTTTATAGACGTCTTTAATCTTATTTGGACTAGTTAAACTTCCACCCATAATTATCTCCTATGTATTTTTTATCCTATCTTCGTAACCAGAAACTGGTGTAGCAGACTTAGCAATATCGGTATATATATTACTACCTGATAAGGCAATATCAATATAAGCTGTATCGTCTTTATCCATATCTGTTGTACTAATATCAGAAACAACTGCAATGTCTTGAGTACTAATATCAGATAAAATAGCGATGTCTGCGAAATTCTCATTTATATTATCGTTAAAATGTTGTATTAATTCGTTAAAAAATAAACTATGGTCATCAAACGAAGTTAATCCAAACTCTCCTGTTCTCCATGTTTTAGCCATTAGTAATTAGACTGCCTTACGTGTCTTGTTCCACTAATCCTATTTCTGTTCTTATAAGTCTTGCCTTCTTTAATTCCTTTTTCAAATTTTCTTTCAAAGTATCCTGCCATCTGAATCATCTCTGGTTTTTGTTCATATCCAGATTGTATAGCTTTGTCTACCAAGTATTGATGAAATTGTTCTGGTAATTCACTTTGCTCATCCATTAAGTTTGCATTATTAGTAGTATCAGTAACTGTACCATCTAATGCTATCTGCCTACCAAAGTGGTCAGCTTTTTTGTGATAAAATAATGTTACAGTTAAAGCAGATGATAAACTTGCAAACCTATTTACTTCGCTTGCTAACGGGTCATATAAAGCTAATCCTATAGAATCTCTTTCAATCCACCAAACATTTTCTTTTGTTGATTTATTATATACTCTTGAATAATTATTTGACATTAGTCTATATCCCTATACTTTGGTCTACCTGATAAGCGTTTAATAGTTTTATGATTACCATCTTCGTCTTGTAGGTCTACCGATTTAATTTCTAATATACCATCTTTTAATCCATAATATCTTTGTCCAGCTACTGTAGTAAATTGCGTAGCTTCATCTAACAATAATGTTCTTTGGCAAAATTCATCAGATGCTTGATTTAACATTTCAACAATCTCAACATTACCAAGTTCTGGATGATGTTTTTTTACCATATCTATCATACGTTGTAATTTCATTTTATGCTCCGCTCACATAAGGTTCTAAAAATGCAGCTAACGATTGACTTACCTTTACATACTGTGATTCATACCACTGGTATTGTGATTGGTCTCCAGTTAATTCCATTTGATAATTTTGTAAATAGCTATTTATTTTTGATAAATATGCAGATGCTAGCTCAACATCTTCATCTTGTATATAATCACCAACAATATTAAACCATTTAGTAATATCTACTCTATCAGCTTCTGTATCAACGCTAGCAGTACCTGCAATAGTAGTTAGATTTGTATCTGTTGGTTTTCCTATAGCATTCATTTTAGTTAACAATACCATGCTTGCAGCATATAAAGTAACTCCAGAATATAGTTCTGGTAATAATCCTGACAAAGCAGTGTATTCATTATTTAAAGTAAATGTAGTATCTGGTGTTACACTTCCTACTTTACCGAGTTGTGCATCCTCAGGAGCAGGTACAATAGTTAATACATTATTTTTAATATAGTAAACAGGGCTAGTTAAAGTTGCTCTGTGTAAACTATCTGGGTCGTTATATGCTCCCGCCATAGAAGGTTCACCCTCAATACAAGGTCTATCAATAGCACCGTCATTTCTAAGAACGTAATCTAATGACATTACATTTGTTAATGCTAGTGTTGGTGCTGCAGTATTTAAGTCTGTATTAGCTGACAATCTTTCTCCCATTTCAGGGTTAGTCAACACTATAGAATAAATATATCTTACACCATCTTTTGCAAACTGCAATGCTTGTGCAGTAATATCTGGAGCATCTATGTCACCAGTGTATGCTTCTATTTCTGTTTTAATACTCATTTACTTTCCTATTTAACTATTTTTTTGTATGCGTCTTTGTACAATTTAACATTTGTTTGACTTTGCATTTCCATTGTTTTTGTCATAGGGTCTCTCATCAAATTATTTGTACTTGCTTGCTGTTGACCGTAAGACTTGCTTACTTCTGAAGGTTTCGTAGTTCTAGTAGTAGCTCCTGGTCCTCGACCGCCTTGTTTATATTTTGATGGAACAAATTTACTTTCTTTTTTCATGCCTCTTAAAACATTTAACACTTTCTTTGTTGCTTTTTTACCCATAGGTGTTTTAGATAACATCTTTGCACCTCTTAATAATACTGCTGGATTTGCCATTATATTCTCCTTTTTAGTTTAAAATTCTTTGGGGGAGTATATTGCAACTCCCCCGTATTCAACTATTAGCTAAATTTCAAGATAGCGTGTGTTTCAGGGAGTTGAATTTCAAGACCTGCTTCTGTAAGAATCATGTCTCTTCTGCCGTCAACATCGTTGTTTTGAATGTTAGTAATAATTTGAGTATCTCTAGACTCACCATTACCAGCTAGTGGTCTGTAAGCTACGTTGTTTAAGTCAACAACGATAGCGTGGTTTGCCCAAGGACCTCTTAATAGTGGTTCCATAACAAAGTTAAGAGTACCATATAGGGTATCTACTTGTGTTACGTTAACACCATTAAACAGTGATTGTCCTTTATCTATAGATACACCATAGTTTGATGAAGTTGGTACGCCATCTGCTGCCGCTCCTACTCCTGCACTCATAGTATTTCCTAGGAAAGAACTACCACCTAATTTGTTAAGCCAGTTCATGATTGAACGTGAAGCAAGTACCATTTTACTGCCACCTGCACCAGATTCTGCATCAAAAATATCTGACATAGCATCTACGAAGTCATCATATCCTGATGAAGCATAAGTAAATGTTTTTACTCTACCGTAAATTTCGGTGTATGGTAAGATACCCCAAGTTTTACGTGCAGCGTCTGTTGAACTTTCATCAGTTACACCATAACCGAATAGTAAAGCATTCTCAATGTCCATCTTATGTTCCATAAGTTTTTCTTGATATACTCTCATGTATTCGTTAGCGTCACCTCTGTAGCGTGTAGCTAAAGAAGTACCAGAAAATAGAGGTACAACAGTTTTGAAGATTTGAGCATATCCTTCTCTTGAGTAGAATTCATCTCTCCACCCACCTGCTGGTGCTGTGTCACCTTCTAAGTATGCTGAACCAATTACTTGTCCGTTTGCATTATCAGCAAATACCAATGTATCAGTGTTTGCATATGTTGTAATCTCACCATTTTCTACACCTGTTTTCACAGCTTTAACATATTCTGCGTTAATAGATGTATCTATTGAGTTTTGTGTTACACCTGTAATTCTGTAATATGCAATTACTGGTGATGCTGTACTTGATAAAGTAGCTGTTGCTTCCATAGCAATCATTTGTCCTACTTGTAAAAATTCAGCTTTGTATTCTCCACCACTTACTTTTCTTCCATAAATATCGTAATCAACATCAACTTCAAATGAGCTTAGATTAAACTCTGAAGCTACCCATGAAGCGTCAGCAGTTAAAGTATCTGCTGCTTTAACAAAGAAGTTTCTTCTTTGCCATTGATGTCTTTTTTCTAAGAATTTAAATACAGGGTCATCTGTAGGTTTCTTAGCTACTTTTGATAAATATGCGAAGAAAGGTGAAGCAGCTGGGTTTAATTCAGCGACTCTCTCGCCGAAGTTAAATATTCGTCTACTATCATTGATAGAAACTTGTCCTGCTAATGCAGCACTTCCACCAATGCTAGGTGAGAATATTCCGTTTGCGTCTTGTGCCATTTTGCCTTCTCCTTAATTAAAATGGATTACGCTTATTGAAATTTCCAATCATCGCATCCATCATTTTATCTTCTACGTTTTTAGTTGGCGACTGGTCACTAGCTCCTGGCTGGACTCCGATAGGTTTCGGTATACTTAGCTTTTCATTACGTTGATTCATCACTGCAGCTTTCTGTTGAGCTTCTGGGGTTATCTGTGTAACCTGTTGTGAACCACTGTTCATTTTCAACTGGTGAAGTTGCACCAAATTATCTAACGATAATGAATCTGGTGATGACATTTGAGCAACAAAATCATTAGCTTGCTCAGGAGTATAGTTGTAATTAGACTGTAAGTCTCTTAACACCTTTTGGTCCCTTGCTACAGCTTCTTGCTGTTGTTGTTGTTGTGTCATCGTTTGCAGGACTCTTTCATTTGAACTTGCTACATAATCTGACATAGCTTCCAAATAAGATTCTTGCTTAGCTAAATACCTTGCTGATGCACTATCAGGGTCAGTTAAAGCTTCAGAACGGTCGAAGTCAGCAGGCTTTGATGGTTTAACAGGTTTCTCTAACACTGTTTCCTTCTCTACTGGTGCTGCTTCTGCAGGTTGACTCACTTTGGTCATTACTTCTGCCATCTGTGATTTCAACATATCTACTTCTGCTGCACGTTTATCTGCTTGACTTTGCCAGTATTGAAACTGGTCAGGGTCGTTCTTTGGTTCCGCAATAGTCTGAGTATCAGCAGGTTCATTTTGTACTACTTCTTGGCCGACAGGTGCAACCTGTTCTTGTGCTTGTCCAAATATTTCGTTAAAAATGTCTCCTGAATCAGTAGTTGGCTCAGTCGTAATGCCTTCTACTAATTGCTCATCTATTTTGTCCATTGTATTTTCTTCCATTTTATCTCCTTGTTAACTCTCTAAGTCTTCAACCATCGGTTCAAAAACATCAAGTTCTTCAACGTCTGCTTCAGAAACATTAGAGTTCATCAACTGTTGTTTTGCATCGTTCAACCTTGCTTTATAAAGCGTAGTTGCCATATCAGCACGATTAGATACTTTATCTAAATCTCCACTGAATTTTTCTACTTCAAGTCGTTTCTTAGCGTGAACTTCTTCACGTTGAGCAGTTTGTAAATCTCCTCTGACTTTCTTCAATTCTTCTGCCATAGCTTGCATTTGTTGTTGCATTTGTTTCATTTGTCCACTTCTTTCCATTACTCCATCTACATCTACTAGCTCTGATTTTTTCAATACTTCTGTTTGGTCTATAAGTCCCATTTGATACATTTGCATATATGTATTTAATAATGCCATTCTATTTGTAGGTAATGTAGAACCAGATTGAACTACTATATCATATTTTCCAGCACCTATATCATGAAAACGTTTAACTTCTCCGTTGTCCATTTCTTTATAAAAATTAAAACGTTGTTCTTTTTCATCTCCATTAGGTTGTATAAGTCTAATAACTTTTTCTTCTGTATATAATTGCTGTATTAAAGGAATAGCAATTTTAGCTACTTGATTTAACATACCTTCTATATCATCTCTTCTGGATTTAATTCTACGCTGACCAAATTCATCTACAACCATAGTTCCTCTATAAGTAGACGGTGCACTTTTAGCACTACCTTGCATAAGTTCAAAAATACCAAAGCCATACTCTAGGTCGTACTTAGCATCTGCTTCATTTTTATACAACTCATTTGGTAGTGGGACTGGGCCAGCTACAATCGGTGCACCTAACTCTGCATCAAACTCAATAACACTAGTACCTGCCTTACTCCATTCTTGTTCTATTTGATTTAAATCAGCAGAACCTCTTGGTATTAGTAATTTAACATTTGTACTTGTGCTAGCGTGTGCAATAATTAAAGAACGAATTTTATTAATATATTCTTGTAATGGTCTATATAGTCTTACATCAGATTCTGGAAATGGATTTCTATGATGCACATTCATCAAAGGAACTATTGGATAATCTTCAATAGGCATTAAACGTTCATATAGTAATTTATCTCCAACAGTTACAACCTGCCTTACTCTACATTCTTCTATTTCATTACAATTAATTTCACCCATTCCTTTTAATTCTTCTGTAGTAAGTGGTATTAAAATAGTAGTACTTCCAGGTATTGAGTTTTCATCCTCTTCTCCAGGAACTCTTACTGGTTCTTGAGGAACGGGTTGTCCTTGTTCATTAAATTTTAAATCAGGAAGTTCATAATGAAAAATGTTTCCTGTAGTTTCAATAATCTGATACATCTCTTCAACAGACTCTTCTTCAAATAATATAATTTCTTCGCCTTTTACAGTTTTGACTTTCATGTAATATTTGTTAGAATACTCTGCAAACTCTTCATAATCAAATAAAAATTCTCTTTGTGAAAAAGGTTCATATACATTATAAAAAGAATGTCTTTCTCTAGTATATCTTTCTATAAATTGTCTTCTGTTATGAACTGTTTCTGTTCCGTCGGTAGAAAACAGCTGACCTTCTGTAGCTGCTAAGTTTGTAACTGGGTAATCATCTGATTCGTCTGGATGCATTGCTGAACTTTCAATAATATCTGTAAATTCAGGATATATTTGCATAGATTGTTCATCGGTCATATAAGTTGTAACTAAAATATGAGCAGCATCTCTAGCGTAAGTATCTTTTGAGTTAGGGTCAATATATACATCTAAAGGATTTATAGACTTAATATACACCTCTCCTTTACCCATGTCAGCATCTGGGTCTTGATACACTTGAAAAACACCCATACCACCTACGTAGTAATCATCAATAGCTTTTTTCAATTCTTCATCCCCTGTGGATATTTGCCATATATACTGAAATAAATCAGAAAATACTTTAGCAGTATCTCTATCAGAGTCTTCTCTACCAGTACTACGGAATTGAGGAGAGTTGTATGTTAAAAGAGATTTAGCAGTTTCTACAATAGGATGTATTCTATTTACTACGATTGGTGCTTGACCACGTGCTTCCAATACATCACGTTCTTCATTAGTCCATTGTGCACCAGCTCTAAATTCTACTGATTCTTGAAATTTTTGTGCCCATAGTTCTCTAGCACTTTTATAGTCATGGAATATTTCTCTAGTAAGTTGTACAGATTCAGGTATTTCTACTTGATTAACATCACCAGTTTCATAATCAAACACAAACTCAAGGTCATCTTTTCCCTGTGTTCTTGTGCTTTGTGTTCTTTTTAGAATCTTTTTTGGCATGTATCGCTATATATCCTTTTGGTATCTCTACCTTATCTAGTTCGTCTATCTTACGAATAAATTCTTGAAATTGTAAAAAGTACTTGCTTTTATCCATAAATATACTATAGGCAAATTACGGCTTTTTTGACGTCTTTGTCAAGAACTATTTACAATAACTTCCAAGATTTCTTAGCTTTTCTACTATACCAAGGGGTTTTTTCTTCCTTTTCTATAGAATCATGAGCAGGTTTATAGCAATTTTTGTTTGCATAAAAGAATCCATCCAGCAAATCATCGTGCTTTCCACGAGGATATAGGGTTAATTCATCTATAAAAGCACCCATATTAGATTGTATATGTACTTTTTTATTAGCAAACAAAGGTTGTAGACTCTCTAATCGATACGACTTAGAGGTTCTAGGGTTCTCTTTTATCTCCAATCCTGGAATAAACATTCCTAATTCTTCTGCTTTTTCTTTGATGTATTGTCGTAACATCTCCTGATACCCAACCGATTCAATCCTTGTTTTAGCACTTCTGAAGTTTTGAAAGTTATTAATGATGGAATCAGCCAAATCCAAAGGAGTAGCACGCTTCCTAAAATAAGGTAGGACAAAACGATTATTATCCCCATCCACTGCAATATTGAATATAACACTAAAGTCTGCTCCTTTCTTTGTACTAGATGCGGGGTCGATACCAGTGAACACGTTCACAGGTCTCCTCTCGTTTACTTCCTCCCCATTCAGGGTCGTCAGAACGAGGGTCGACAACCCCTGCTCGTCTTTTTCAATGAAGCCATCGTAATACTGTAAATCATCTTTTCTAAATAAATTATCTTCATCTCCAACAATCTGACAAAGATATTCTCTGTAAAACACAGAAAGTCTGTTAATACTTTCTAATTCTGCTTTTTTATCCTTTAGCTTTTCCACAGGCCATACTTCTGGCCACAAGCTAAGGTTTTCTTCTAAGTTCGGTCTAAACTCTAATGTATTCCACCCTTTCATTTCTTTTAGGGTTTCTACCAGACATCGTTCATGCTGGGGAGTACCAATAACAACTATCCTACCCGTCAACGGGTCAACGGATGGAACACCAGACTGTAATAGCCAACGAAGATTATACTCCATTGCTTCAGACGTCTTGGTATTATTTTCATCTTCAGGGTCATCAAGGATTAAAAGAGTAGGTCGTTGATTTCCGTGCTTGATACCACGTATCTGTTGTCCTGTCCCTTTACAAATTATTAAGCTACCATCTTTTAACTCTACCTCAGTATTGGTCCACTTTCTTGCAGACTGCATTCCCCAGTACCCGAAGAAGTATCGGAACTCTTGTGAATAGTCTAATACATCTTTAATGGTACCTAAGAGTTTGGTTGCATGGGATTGAGTACGGGATACAAGTACAATAACTTTAACCCCTGGAGTGAACATCATATGAAACAAAGGAAATATCCCTGCTGCTACCGAACTCTTAGCGTGACCACGAGGAGCAATAATATTTATTTGCTTCTCATCTGTATTTAGCAGTTGTTTTGTTAGGTCGTAATGAAAGGGAGGTGATTCACTGCTAAACATATTAGGCATAACCATACGCCCAAATAGCAACATATCTTGTTGCATCTTTAATAAAATATCTTTTTTATCCATTCTGTATAACTATTTCTACTTCAAAGTCTTCTGCTACTGCTTGCAATACTGCTAACAATTCACTCAGATTCGTCTGATTGCCCGATATTATTACTATCTTCTTCATCTACCTGTCTCGTTTGGGTTGCTTTTAACTTCTTTGTTTGCGTTTCAAAGTTAGCTTCTATCTGATGTGACATATCCATTTCCAATGATTCTGTAACCTGTTTTGTTTTAGGTTTCATATCTAAAAACTCCGACAGCTCTTTAGCTGCACGTATCATATTACCAGAGTCTTCCTTTACTTTAGCTACTTCAATAGCGTCTTTAATCACATCCAATACAAAGCCTTCGTCAATATTCTTGTCTGTTAACACATCTTTCAACTTATCTTGTATCATCTTCTTCACCTGTTTCGTTTTAAATAATCTTTTTGCAGCAATAGCGGGGTTTTGTTGGTCAGGCCTATATAACTTGCCTATTGTGTCCCAATTCGGCAGTTTACCCGCCATTTTGAACGCTATATACGCATCCATAGCTAAATCTGCACCACGTTTTTGTACTTCTAGGTCATTATAGCTCTTTGTAGACACCGTACTGAAGTTATTAGACTTCCAATGCGGTTCAAACTCTAGTTTACCCCACGCAGTTAGCCATTGTCTACCATACGGGTAAGTATATTCTACTTTATCCTTGTATTCTTTGCGATATATACACTCTGCTATGTACCCATCGTCTGAAATACCAAACTCTCCTTCTTTAGCTTCTCCCCAATGTTTCCATGTTAAGCCATTTTCTTTTGCTTCTGCTTTGGTATACACCCTAAACGTCTGGGGTTGGAAGTTATTTCTCTTCAGCTTCTTTGTTATCTGTATCATTAGCCTTGTATTTTTTTTCTAAAAATTTTTTGAAGGGTTCGGTTTCCTCTTTAAACTCTATAAACTCTTGTAATAGCTTATCTATGTTGAATACTAGCATTTGTTGGTCTTGAATTTGTTTATCCATTCCCGTTAAAATACTTAGCATTTGCTTATATGTTAGCTTATTCTTTGCTTTTTTCATGTTTCTCCTAATGTAGGGTATAAATAAGATATAACTAATCGATATAACTCTATCGTAGTTTCTACAGAAACGTAATAAATAAACGTTTATCTATTACGCTTATAGGCTAATCTTTATTTTTTATTTCGTATAACCCTAGTTTCATTGCTTCTTCTTTAGCTGTAATTTCTAATTCAGCTTCCATTATT